ATGGAGTTGAGCAAAATTCGCGCCATCATCACCGGCGGCGCTTCGGGGCTGGGGGCTGCGACCGCGCGGCACTTCGTTGAGTCGGGCGCGCAGGTGACGCTCTTCGACCGCGACCGGGCGGGCGGCGAGGCTTATGCGGCAGAGATCGGCGCGACCTTCGCCGAGGTCGACGTGACCTCCGAGGACAGCGTCGCCGCCGGGATCGCAGCCGCAGTAGACGCGATGGGCGGCATCGATGTGGCGGTCAATTGCGCCGGTATCGCCACCGGCGAGCGCGTGGTCGGCCGCGACGGGCCGCACCGGCTCGAGAGCTTCGCGCGCACGATCGACATCAACCTCGTGGGCAGCTTCAACGTCGCCCGCCTCGCCGCCGCCGAGATGGCCCGCAACCCCGGCCCCGAGCGTGGCGTGATCATCAACACTGCCTCCATCGCGGCTTTCGACGGCCAGAAGGGCCAGGCAGCCTATGCGGCGTCAAAAGGCGGAATCGTCGCGATGACCCTGCCCCTCGCCCGCGATCTGGCCAGCCAGGGCGTCCGTTGCTGCGCCATCGCGCCGGGCATTTTCGCCACGCCGATGATGAAGGGCCTGCCCCAGGAGGTGCAGGACAGCCTCGCCGCCGAAGTCACCTTCCCGAAGCGGCTCGGTGATCCGTCGGAATACGCCAAACTTGCCGGTTTCATCGTCCAGAGCGGCTATCTGAACGGCGAAGTGATCCGCCTCGACGGGGCGCTCCGGATGCGTTGACCTCACGTTTATGACGGCTTTGCGAAGGATCTGAAAAAATCCTCGAAAAACGGGTTGCAAGGGCGCGCGAGGGCGGCTAAATCCCGCCCTACGAAACGACCCCTGATGCGGAGAGGTGGCAGAGTGGTCGAATGCGGCGGTCTCGAAAACCGTTGTCGGTGAGAGCCGACCCAGGGTTCGAATCCCTGTCTCTCCGCCATCCACTCTTTTGGCAGCAATAAAATCAAACCCTTAGGGGTCAGATTGTCAAACCTTCGGGCTGGGTTTGACAATGTTCGTTCGCGTTTCCTTCTCTTCTAGTGCCTTCATCCCTTCCGTCGCCAGTCGCTTGCGGTCGGCTGCGGCGGTATATCGGGCTGCCTCGGCAAGCGCGGCGTGGCCCAAAACGGCCATGATCTCGTTCGCGGAACGGCCATGCTCGGCGAGGCGTCGCGCGGTGGCCTTTCTAAGCCCGTGAGGCGACAGCCCCTTGGGAAGCCCAGCTTCAGTTGTCACATCCCGAAACCAGTTCGTAAAACCCGCTGGACTGAAAGGCTTACCCTGTGCAGTGGTCAGGAAGGTCAGGTTGTCGCGCGGCGTCGCCTCTATCGCTTCACGAAGAGGGCGAAGGACCGGCACATGAACGGTAGTGCCCGTTTTCTGCTGTGTGATCGTCAGCACACCTTCTCTGACATGCTGGCGGCCAAGACGCACAACGTCCGAGCGCCTTTGCCCCGTATAGAGCAAGAGCATGAAAGCTAGATGCGCCCGCGTGCCCGGCTTGTGTGTCGCAAGGAAGGTTTCGATGTGCTCTTCCTCCCACGTCGCGAAACCAGAAGATCGCACTTTGATTTTGCGGACGCCCTGCGTCGGATCATCACGACGCCAGCCCAGTTCAACTGCGTGCCGCATCAGCAGATGAATCATGCGCAACAGGTTGTTCGCCGCCGTGGGCGTCTCGGCCTTGGCTCCGATGATCGCCCGAACATGTTTGGTTTCCATCTTTGCAACGCGGTTGTCGCCATACGCAGTTCGGAAGCGCTCGATGATGCCGCGATAGGTGGTCTTAGTCGAGCTTCGCAGCCCGGCAAAATCCGCAGTCTGATAGTAGCTCGCCACCAGCGCGTCCACGCTCCCGGGCTTAACCTTTTTTGCGCCTACCTGCGGCACGCTGCCCTCCAAAGCCTCTTCATAAGCGGCCATAAATTCGGGGCTCCACGGCAAGCCGGGAAGCGCCGCGCGCGGCACGCCGGGCTTGCGAAGATACCAGCGGACCTTTCCATGTCTGTCTGTAAAGCCCTGACAGTAAGGCGGTGGTCGTCGGAGTTGCTTCATACTTGGTCCCATTCGTTGTCATCGGAACCATCTTCGGACGAGTCACTGTCGCCCGGCAAGCAATCAATCGCAGCGTCCAGCGCCCGCACGTCCCAGAGGATGCGGCTATAAATCCGCTTCGGGCCGGGCATGAAGCCGTCGGCCATCATTCTGTCAAAGGTATTGGGAGACACCCCGGCATAAGCAGCCGCTTCAATCCGCGACAGTAGTCGCGCGGTCGGAACGGGCAACGCTCTATGTCGTGCCGGGGTGTGCATATCAACCTCAGAACGCTCCGTTGAGGCGGACCCGAACGGACCCGGACGGGTTGCCCGCTGCCGAGACGGCCACGCCGATCTTTGTATTGCCGCTGGCGGTGCTGGTCACGGCCCCGTCGGACGCGCGGAAATAGATCGCATCGCCCACGGCCAGTTCGTCGGTGGAGACTTTGGGCATCTCGAAGACGCCTTCCGTCACCAGCACCAGAGGTTCGCCAATGGCGGCGTCGCCCGATGCGATGCCGAAGAGATTGCCGAGTTTGACGCCATCGCCAGAGCTGGCGGCGGCCACGGCGGTGACGGTGAGGTTTTCACCGGGTTGCACGAAATTGCGCATTTCAGGTTCCTTTCGAGGTTCGGAAATGAAGGGTGGTCGGCGTCCGACGCCCGGCCAGTTCGGCAATCTGCCGGTCCAGCGACGCCAGAGCGGCGGCCATCTGGGCGTCGGACTTGTATTCGACTTCCTCGCCATTCTGGTCACGGAAGCGCCGCACGCCGCCCGCACGCGCCGTCAGAAGCGCGTCACGGGCTTGCGTGAGCTGGTCGAGCGTCAGCGCCATCAGGAAGCCGCCACGCGCTGCGCGCCGCGCCAGTCGAGCCAGCCCGCGCCGAAGTCGAGGAAGCCCCGGAAGGACAGCCCCAGCGTGTCCCAGCTTTCGCGGCGCTGGACTTGGACGCCCTCGGCCCCGCTCAGATAGGCGTAGCGCAGGCAGGCCAGACGGCCCGGGTCCGCGAAGAGATACCACGTGCCCGACGGCAGGCGCGGTTCCACCAGCAGCTTCAGCTTGCCCGCGAAGGGGTTCACGTCCGCCGTGGTGCCGGGTTGGATCGCGGCAAGGATTTCCTCGGCCTCGGTTTCCAGATCGGCGGGCACCAGCAGGTAGCGCGGCGGCGCGTCGATGATGGTTTTGCCATCGGTGCCCTTGCGCAGGCGCATGGCTTCGCGGTTCTCGGTCAAGGTCGCCTTGGACGGCAGCCCGGCGGTTTCCCCGATGTTGCCCCGGCTGGCGTCGAAGACGGGCGTGCCGTCGCGCATGTCCGGGTTGCTGGTTAGCATCGCCACCATGATCGCCGCTTCCGTCTGCGCAGCCGCCTCGCCAAAGGCGCGCACGGTGTCGCTCAGAAGGTTCAGGTCATCATTGATGATGAGATTCCGGGTCAGGTCGATCCGGCGGCCAAAGGTCTTGAGGTTGATGGACTCGCCCTCTTCGGCCCGGCTGGTGGCGGTGAACTCGCCATTCTCGGCCATCTCTTCCAGCTCGCCCATTTCGCCAAGGCGAATTGCCGTGCTGGTCTTGAAGTCCCGGAGCGTCTGCTTGCGGCAAAGCGCCTTCAGGGGGCTTTCGGCGGCCCGGTAAGACGCCATCGCGGTCTTGCCGGTCGCGTCCATGACGGTCAGGGCGAAGTCGCTGGTGCCGTGCGCGGCGGCGCGGTGAAGCACTTCATCCCGGCTCATGCCGCGCGTGCTGGTGCCCATGCGCTCCACGGATTCGCGGGCCATGTCCATCAGGCTCACGTCGGCATAGGTGCGCGACGCCTCGGGCAGCTCTTCCAGCCCGCCCATGCGATAGGCAAGCGCCTCGGCTTGTCGGGTGCGGATCGTGGCCGGGTCTTCGTTCGAGCCATGCACGCGGACCACGGGGGCCGAGCGGCGGGTTTGCTGAGCGTCGAAGACGGCAGCCTTGGCGGCGGTCATGTCGGCTTCGTCGTCAATGAGCTGGTCGGCCAGCTCCGGGCCAAGCCCGGCAGCGCGGACAAGCCCCCGGATGTCGCTCCGGCGTTGCGCTTCCGCCTCTCGCGGCGAAAGGGTTTCGATGGTCTCGGGCATGGGGTCCTCTTTCTGCCGTAGACGGGCGGACGGGTCCGCCGGATTAGAGGTCAAAGTGACCTCGGTGAGACGCCACCCGGTCGGGCTCTTCACCCTGCCCTGCGGCGTATTCCGTTCGGCCCAGCCCGAGACGCGGTAGCCGATACTGACTCCGCTCACGGTGCCGTCCGCGATCCGCTGGACCACGGGGGCCGCGTCTTCGGCGCTGGTAATTTCAAGGACGGCCACCACGGCGTCGCCTTCCACGCCGATGGACCGGACGCGGCCAAGCTGGTCGCGGACAGAGGCGGTGCGGTGCGAGTCCAGGACGGGCAGCCCGTCAGAGCCCGACAGGTCCAGCGTGTCGGCGGTCAGCACTTCCAGAAACGGCCCCCGGGCGTCGCGCCGGGTCACGGGCGACGGTGTGGCGATCACGGCGGAGACGGTGCGCGTCTCCGGGTCATAGCTGTTGGGGCGGGTCTGGGTGGCCCGCGTCAGCGAGTTATCGAGGGGCATTCGCGTCTCCACTACTGAAGGACAGGCTAAGCTCGGCTTCCCGCGCGCGGTCGTCGGCAATCTCGCGGTCAAGCTCGGCCACGTTCCAGCCGAGCTGTGCAACAGCTTGGCGGCGGCTGGTCAGCCCCATTTCGAGGGCAGCGCGGGCCGCTTCCATGTCCTTTTGCGGGTCCACCTGCATGGGACGCGGCGGCAGCCACTCGGCTTTCCGCGCGGCGGAAAGGTCCGCCACGTCCAGACGCCCGGCCACGTATTCGTCAGTGACGAAGCGTTGGAAGATCGGATTCAGGAATTGCGGGACAAGCGTGTGGTAGACGTATTGCTCCACCTTGGCCCGGAACGGCAGAAGCCCGGCCCGCAGGCTAGAATAGTTCGCTTGGCTCAGGTCGCCGTCAACAAGGTGTTGGGGCACGCCAAGCCCGGCGGCAATCTGGCCGAGCGTCAGCTTTGCGAAGGCAATGGACTCCTTGGCTTGCTCGGGCGCGGCGAACTTGATGTCAGTCCCGCCCGGCAGGACGCGCACCACGCCGGGTTCAAGGGAAATGTCCCCGCCATCGGCTTCGGGGAAGGCTTCACCGGCCCCGCCCATGTTCGTGGTGTCGGTGACGAAGCCCGCGAACATGGAAGAGATTTTCAGCCCGACAAGCATGGCATCAAGGGCTTGGTCCAGCTCATTGACGGTAAGCAGGATCGGGGCGAGCTGGGAAATACCGCGCACTTGGCCCGGGCCGAGCTGGCGAAAAATGTGGATCACGTCTTCAGCCGGAACGCGGATGGTCTCTTGCGGGGTCGGGAAAAGATCGGTCGGGCGTTGCGGGCGGAAGTGATAGGCGCGGCGCGTGCCATTGGCGGCAAACTCCACGCCCGCCACCACATAGCCGCCGTTGCCCAGCTCGCGGGTGTCGGTTTCGTCCAGAGCCTCGGCAGGGTATTGCCGCCAGACGGTCCGCGCGTCGCGGTTCTCGGCCACGAAGAGGGCTTCCCCGTCTACGATTTCGGCTAGCACGGCGGCGGCGGTCATGCCCCGGAAGTCGGTGCGCGCCTCGGCGTCCAGATCGGCATCGGAAAACTCCTTGTCGATAAGCGCGGCCACGTCCTTATCGGGATAGGCTGAATTGGCTTCGATGCCCGCCCCCACGGCCTCGGCCACAATCGCGTCCACGGCGTTGCGGATATAGCCGTTGTTGGCATAGGCGTGCCGAGCCCGGGCGCGCACCGGAATGGCGGCGGCCAGTGTCTCAGTCCCATGCGAGCCGAAGTGCCGCCCGAAGCCCGCGCCACGACGGCCACCGGCAGCCGCGTCAAAGGATCGGACGGCCACCGGCGCCGCGTCGCGCTTGAAGGGATTGAGGCGGGTCAGCAGGGACATGGTGTTAGCCCTCCATCCCTCTGATGGCCGTCAGAAGCTCGGAAATGAGGCGCGATGCGCAGAGCTGGAAGCGGCAGTCTTCCGGCCCGAAGTCGAGGTCAGCGGACTCGAAGATCGAATCCACCCTCGCGTCTTGCTCGGGCGTTTCGCTCGGCCAATCGGCTGCGCAGGCGAAACGTCCGTCTGCATACATGACCAGAGACACGCCGAAGACCTGCCCGGCCTCCGCCTTGTAGATGCCTTCACCGATGAGGCTCAGGGTGCGCCCGGGCGCGGTGCGGGGCGTGCTCAGAAGAAACCGGATAAGCCGTTCGAGCTGCCAGCGGTCGAGGCCGAAGGCGCTCGCCTTCTGGGCAAGGCGCAGCGCGCAAATGGTTTCCATGCTGTAAGTGTCCGCGCGACCGGCCCGGCCTTCGGGCGGGAAAGCGTGGCGTTGCGTCAGATGCCGCAGCGCTTTGTCGGCGCGCTTGCGGTTCTCTTCGTCCGTTAGGTTGTCGAGCGTCGCGAACACGGTCGCTGCATCGGTGATGGTATAGGTCATGCTTCAGTCCCATTTTTTGGCCATTCGACCCTTTAACCCATTTTGGGTTGACTGGTCAATACGCGACCTTTATGACGACGGTGTTGGCTTCGGGAAGGGCCAACAGTCGAGTGCACGAAGTGACTGGGCGGGGCATCCTCGCCCGCCCGGTCACACCCGACAAAAGGAAATTATCATGACATTGCGCCAAAAGCTCGAAGCCTTGGCTTACCGCAGCTCTCCGCCGGTAATAGCGGCAGCGTTTGCATTACAAAGGTTGGATGAGCTTGGGCTCGATGATTATCCGGAAATTGGATTTGACCCAGACCTCATGAAACGCCTAATTCACGTCCAGAAGCTCCTCTGACTACGACTTTTTAACGACTCTCTTCTCAAGAAACAGATTCCGCCCCTTGTTAGTTAGAGAAAGAAACTCTTGAATCCCGCCCTGAGTGGCCTGAGCTTGTCGCGCCGATATCAATCCAAGCGCAATAAGTTGTGCTTTTATTGTGATCATATCGGTGTCTCGGATATCATATACGGGTTCTAAGTCCCAATCTTCAGCCAAGGCTCTAATTCCCTGGGTTATAACACCGTCCATCATCGGTCGCGTCAGGCACCCGGCGACAGCAACAAAAATATCTGACCAAGTTGCACCAATGTTCTTGGCTGCATACCTTGGCGATCCATTGACTCTGCCTGTCCTAACGCGACATCTTATAGTGAAAACCTCGTCAAAATCAGCCAGCCCATCTACAATGGGTTCGGACATAGCTCTGATCTTCTCAAGCTCTTCTTTAAGAGACGCATTTTCCTGAAGTGCTTTGTTTGCTTGGGCAAGCAACTCATCGCTTGCCGCAGCATCGCCGCGAATCCAGCCCTGCTTGGGGTGGTCATCAAAGGCGTGCATCAGAGCTTTCACCACCATCATCTCCAAATCTTGTCGAGTATTCCACATCCTCACAAGACGACCATTCATCGCCTTCTCGCGGAAGGCATTTAAAGCGTCAATTGCCTCTTGCGTTGTTTCGCTTTTACCAACGGGAATCGCGGCGGGATTGTTATGAACAAAAACGATAACCACCTTTTCCGTTTCGATCGCGTAGTCATACTCTCGCTCGGTAAAACTAATACCAGCTTCATCTAAAGACCCATAGCGCCCACCAATAATCAAAAGGTAGTAGTCACACTCATCGATCACGCGCTTGATATACTCAAGCTGGTCAACATCGGAAGCGGGAAACAGCTCCATTCCGGCCGGGATATGCTTCAAGTCAAGAATGTTGCGTATAGCGTCCTGACGTTCGTCAGCCAGATCGCGAAAGGTAGATGAAACGAAAATCTGATATTTCTTATTGGCCAACTCTACTGCCCCTCAAGCCATTTACTTTTGGCCACGGTAGCGCGGCGCTTGGGCATTGTCACCGCCTGAACTTCTTCGGCGCGGCGGTCCACGTTGGCGTTGACCAGATTGCGCACGGCCATTGCGTAGATGACGCAATCGAGGGATTCCGCCCTGCGACCCGGAGTGCGCTCCCATTGCCGGATCGGTGCGCCCTTGCGGTAGTGGACCACCAGCCGTTCGGACGCCAGCTCTTCATAAAAGCGCCCTTCCAGCGTATCAGAAAAGCGGACAGAGCGGCCACGGGTCAGTCGATTGATAAGCTGCCCCTTGAGCCCGTCCACGCCCACAATGAAGAGCCGCGCGCCCCGCGTGTCGCTGGCCTTAATCGCCTGCCGGTCGCCCGATGCGCCCTTCACGGCATAGATGCGAAGGCCCATGCGCGGGCGGCAGAAGCCAAGAACTCGGTCCATCGTCACGCCGTCGCCCGCATCAATGCCCGTGGCGTCCACCCGCAGGAAGCCGCCCTTGGGGTGCTTCCAGACTGTTCGCAGGGCGTCGTCCAGCTCGGCCCACACGCCGTCCCCCATCGGGTCGCCATAGATCACGTCTTGCGCCAAGATGAAGACTTCATCCCTGCCCCATCCCACGAAGACCATTTCCAGCCGGTCGCGCTGCACGTCCACGCCACAGGTGACAAACAGCACGTCTCCCGGGATCGCATCGGGCAGCCCAAAAGGCTCGGCCCGGGCGGCCAGTGCCGCGTCATCAATCTCTTCGGCGGCCTCGCGCCAACCTTGGCCCATGAGGGTGTTGGTCCAGACTTGCAGCTTGTCGGGGTGCGCCTTCGATTCAAGGAACTCTTGGGCGATCTTGCCCCAAGAGGCGTTGGCCAGCGTGGACACAAGCGCGTTGAGCCGGAAACCGGCGTGGCCCTCCACCTCGGGCCGCGTGATCCGCCAGCGCCCGGCGGCCACCATTGCGGGCTTCTGCCGCTCTTCGGTCACGGCCCCGCAGCTCGGGCAGACATAGGCGGCCTTCAGGGGCTCGCCCTCGGGCCATTGGATGTCTGCCCACGTGATCTCATGGAAGTCGCCACAGTGCGGACACGGGCACTCATATACGCGGGTGTCGCTGTTGGCGTAGGCCCGCAGCACGTTGGACGTGGCCTCAAGCGTGGGCGTGCTGCCCAGCACGATCTTGCGATTGGGAAAACTAAGGGTGCGGCGTTCGGCTAGCGTGAGGGGCGAGCCCTCGGCCCCCGGCTCCATCGCGTCGGCTTCATCGATCAGCAGGACACGGACGTTGTGGCGGCGCAGGTTGCGGGGGCTCTTGGCGGCCACCACCTTAAGGCTGCCGCCGGGGAAGCGGCGAGACAGCAGCGTGTTGCGCCCGGCTTCGTCGGTCTCGGCTGACATGAGCCCCTTCAACTCCGGCGTGGCCGAGAAGATTGGTTCCAGATCGCTCACCACGTAGTCGCGGGCGTCCGCCTCGGTCGGCTGCAAGACCATGATCGGCGCGGGCTCATTGGCGATGTATGCGGCCACGGTGCCCGAAAGCAGCGTGGTCAGCCCGACGCGCACCGGCTTCACCACGGTCACGCGCTCTATGAGCGGGTCGGAAATGGCTTCAGCGATGCCCCGTTGATACGGCCAGAGCGTGACTCGCCCCGGAGTGGCCGAGACGCCTTCAGGCAACCGCATGGTGCCTTCGATCCAATCGGGCAGGCTCAGGCGCGGCGGCGGCTTCAGAGCGGCCATAGCGTTGCGGCGGGTGCGGGTCAGGGCGTCAGTCACGGCAAAGCCTTCTGTAGACCCTGATGCCCGGAAGCAGATCGGTCGCATCTACTGCGCTATCATCAAGCTTCGTGGCAATGCCTTCTAAAATTCTCACCGTTTCCATTGACGCCGGAGAATTCTTCACCGTAGCGCTAAAAATATCAGAAGCTATTCCTTGCCTGATTTCCGAGATGCGCAGGTTTTGCTTTGCCAGAATTTGAAGCGTTGTTCCCAATTCGGCACATTCTGTTTCAGTTATTTCCTGTGCAAGCAGAACACCCGGGAACAAACAAATAAACGTAGCTGCAAAAAACTTTCTAGCCATCATTTCGATTCTCCTCTTTCGTCAACTCAATGAGCACGTCGCGAACTTCAGCGTCCAGCGCGGCAAGGTCATGCGGGGTCAGGTGGCCGAGCTTGCCAGCGGCTCGGCTCGGTAGAGCGAGGAAGGCGGCACGCACGTCCCGCAAGACGCCAGCCCACTCGCGTTCCACCTCAGCGGCGGCGATAAGCTCGCCACGGGCTCGGGCGTTCTGGAAGGCGAGCTTGTCCGCGTTCTCTTTCGCGAGCCGGAGCTTTTCGGCGGCCAGCTCGGCGTCGGCCCGGCGGCCAGTGGCCCCGGCACGGGCGTTCTCGCAATAGGCCCGGATCGCGGCCCGGAGGGGAAACCGCTTGTCAGCGTTCCGGGGGATCACGCCTTCCCGGGCGAGGGTCGAGACGCGGTTGGCGGTCAGGCCGAGCCATTCCGCCAGCTCACCAGCGGTCACGCCCTCGGGTTCCGGGCCACCCACCAGCGCGTCGATTTCTGCCATTTCAGTCTTGGGGATCATGCGGGCCTCTCACTCTTTGCACCAAAGCTCCAAGTTCTCGCCACATTTGCTCGCCAGAACTCATCAAACTAATGATTTTGAAAACTAAAATACTGGAGATTGGCATGATTTGGGCCGGGCGACTAAATGCGATTATTGCACTGATCGCGATCTTTGGCGGCATTGTTTGCATAGCTGGCGCACTCATTAATTCTGACGGCGGCACGGCGGCGATGGCACTCAGCTTTTTTGGCGTCTTCATCCTATTCGGTGCCCTTTTCGCAAAAATCGGTTTTGTTCTCGCGGATACGATCTACCGTGCGGCAAAGGGCAAACCGCTCATCTATGATCAAAAGGTCACTTTTGACCGCGCGAGGGGAGCGAACATCTCTGAGTGAATCCCAGCAGAAGCCATCAGTTGGGTTTTCATTCCTGATTTTCTTGTAAAGCGACAAGAACCGGGGCTCCGCGTCCCCCCCGACGCGCCCAGAGGGGAAAGGACCCACACGGGAACGTTGGGAACGCCGGTAAAGCCGGGAACGCCCGCCCCACGGAAGGGGTGGATACCCACCGCTCAAGGTATCCACCTCCAAGAGGCTGTAATCATTGGCTTTATCTGAGGGGTGGATACGGTGGATACCTTTTCCCCATTGTAGTGCCTGAGCCCTGCTAGCCACGGGGCGGGCAGCCGTCTTGCTTCCCCAGTAGTTTTTTCGGGAATAGGTATCCACCGTATCCACCAGACGAATTTCACCCTGTAAAACAGATGGTTGCAGGTGGACACCCGTATCCACCAAGGTATCCACCGTATCCACCTTCATCCCTGCACCCTCCGCCAGACGTTGCGCCGCTTGGTCTTGTGCACCGCCCAGCCCAATTCCCGGAGCACGGCCCCGGCTCGGTTCTGGTCCGCCCGGGTATGCCGCCCCGGCAGAATACCAAGTGCCCCATTCAGGACTTCCGAAACCGTCACCTCTTCCCGGGGCACGGGCTCGCCACCTACCTCTTCAACCATCCCTTCAAGCCACCGGGAAACGTCGTCCATCCAGCTATCGGAAACATAGGCGGCAGCTTGAACCGGCGCGGCGTGCTCGGCCTCAAAGTCGCGGTCCAGCCACCACGGTTCGCCCGCCTTGAACGCGGCCACGGCTTCCGCAAAGAGCTGGTCGCGTTCGGCGGCCAATGCCTCCACGTCAATTACCCGCGTTACCGTCACCGGCCAGAAGCGCCGCCCGCCCGTGGCGTCCCGCAAGAACTGGTCTTCGTTCGTCGTCCCGACAAAGACACACTGGCGGGGGAACGCTTCGTCAAATTTGGCATAGGGAAGCCGCACCCGATCCACCGCCCCCGAAAGGAACGCCTTCAGGTCTTCGGACTCACTCTTCCGGGACGGTGCCAGCTCGGCCAGCTCCACCAGCCACTTGCCTTGCAGGTGACGGATTGCATCGGTCTTGTCGCCACCGATGGACGGCAGCGTGTCGCTGAAATACTCGGCCCCCGCCAAGACGCGGCAAGCCGTGCTCTTGTTCTGGCCTTGCCGCCCGGACAGGACAAGCGTGTGGTCCTGCTTGCATCCCGGCTTCATGACGCGGGCCACCATCGCAATCAGAAACTTGCGCCCGACGGTGCGGACGTAGGGCGAGTCCTCGGCCCCCGCGTGTCGCACCAGCCAAGATTCGAGCCGTTCCGTGCCATCCCAAACCAAGGCGTTGAGCTGGTCGCGGATCGGGTGATAGGCGCACTTCTGGGCAACGGCGTGGGCAGCATCGGCCACCATTTCCTTGCCCACGGTTTCGAGCCCCCGGCGTTCCAGCGCCATGCGGGCGAGCGACACGGCGGCGTCATTGAGCTGCCCGTCGCGCCATTCGTCCCGCCCGCTCATGAGGTTCTTGGCAAGCCCGGGAAGGATTGAGTCGAGATTGCGCCCAAGGTAGACGGTCGTGTTGAAGAGGTTGATGACGGGCCGGTCGCCTCGCATCATCGGCGTGCCCCATTCGACTTTAGACACGGCCTTAGAAGGGGTGCCCACAAGCGCCGCAATTGCCGTATCCTCTTCCGCGTCGGGGCCGTCGAAGTCTTCGGCAGCCGTCGCCGCCCGCCACGCCTCAACGTCGGGGTGCGTCCACCCGGCGTCTATTGCAGGGCGCAAGATCGCCCAGACGCTCGCCCGCTCGCCAGTATAGGCGTTTTCGCGGCACCACTTGGACTCGGCCTCATGGTGGTCATAGCCGCCCCAGCCTTCGGACCATTCATGCCAAAGTGCATTGCCCTCTTCGGAGCCGCCGGTTTCGTCCACGATGATGCGGCAGACCTTGAACCACTCCGCGTCAGAGCCGAAGAGACGTTCCCGGGTTTCATGGGACAGGGAAAGAAGAGCGGCCCGAAGCGCGTCGAAAGAGAGCCCGGACGGCTCGGCCCCGGAGCTGGCCCGGATCGCGCGCGGTTGCATCGGCAAGGCGGCAGGCCACGCGGGCAGACAATGCACGTCCCGAAGATCGGCCCAAAGGTCCAGATCGCCCGATTTGAAGGAATAGCCCTTGGCCCCCGGCGCAACGGCAAAGCCCCGCTCGCCGCGCACGTCCACACCTGCCAGCCCGTCCTTGTCTTGGCCCACGCTGCACCTGAGCCCCGGCTTGTGCTCAAACCACAGGTGCAGGCCGCCGGAAACCGTCTCCACCACAATGGGCGACTCCGGCTCAAAGCCAAGCTGGCGCAAAGCCTCCGAGCCGTCCTTGCCGTCTTTTCGGTCAAGGTCCAGCACAGCGATTCCAGACGGCTCGCCCGTCGGGAAGGCGGGCATGGCGTCGGGCCACCTCTTCCACCATTTGCGGACTTGGCCTTCGTCGGTCGTGGCCGCGTCCTTCCACTTCACCAGCGGGCGTTTCTTCGCGTCCACCGGGAAGACAGGGATGCCAGCTCGGGCGAGGTCCAGAGCGGCAGAGACTTGGCCTATAGGGGCATTGGTGCTATATTTTGGAGGCAT